TTATCCAAATTAGTATAACTTTTGCCAGTCATATACAGCCCATAACCATAGCGGTTATTAAACGTCCCGTGCATCTGCCGAAACCACGTCTGCCCCGTCTGTGTTTGGGTCGATAAATCCCATCCGCCAGATATATACAAGAACGCCGATGAATTGCCAGACGAACTCACAACTTGAATTTGCGTCGTACTTGCCGCTGCCGGGCCAGTATCTGTAACGCCTAACTTTTGGCTTGCATGCCCCGATGCGCTTGTGGATGGGTATTTCTTGTAGAGCACCGCCGCCGTGTTAGAACTGATGGTGATAACCTCATACCAGTTGCCGTCCGGGGCGGAGATGAAGTCGCCGATTTTAAGCTCGCTGGTGAAGAGCGTATTAGTGCCAGCAACGCTCGTGTCATTCAGTGTCCACGCAGTTGTACCAGTCAAGGCAGTTGGGTCAGGGCTTTTAGCAACCCTGACCTCATCGCCAGCAGTTCTTGACGTGGACGCTTTCGTGATTGTTTTATATGGAGCGGCAGCCGTACCTGTGCCAGTTGTATCATCGCCAGTCGCCCATGAGCAGTATACGATTGCCATTAGTTACCTCCGATTACGCCAAACTAAACAGTTCTGTGCCGAAGTCGAGTTTGAACGTGTCGCCATTTGCGAGCGTGACTTCCGAGCCGTAGTCGAAGAAGCAGATGAGCTCTTTGTTCGCGGCGGTGTCGTTGTAAATAATCGCATAGCGAAACGCTGGTACATCGCCTGTCGCAGTCAGGGTCTTGTCTGCAACCACCAATTTGTACGTGCCGGAAGTCTGACTTGAGCTCGATACGGTCAAAGTTACACTGTCCAGATTGGTCGTGGCGATAGTTGTAATGTCCGCCAACTTGACATGAGCCGAAGCAGACGGAGCGTTGGAAGCGTTGGAAAACGCCACCTTGAGGGTGTCGCTTGCGAGATTGTGCTTTTTCTCTGCAAGGTCTTCCACAAAACATTGAAATTTATTGTATGTTGCCATTTTTTGTACCTCCTAAGTACATAGATTATTATCGAACAACCCACATAGCAGGGATGTTTTGAGCATCCACCGTGTCGGTTGTTGTGTGAAATACGCCGCTCACAATCTCGCCTCCAAATCCTCAATCCTGCGTGTGTTGTCTGCTAATACCCAAAACTGTGTATCGCCAATCTGAAATAGTTGTAATGCCATTTATACCTCCAAATAAAACTATATTTTGTTATTCCACCTCCGGTATAAACATCGGCTGTCGTTCTTCTTCAATCTGTTCCAGCGCCATCCTCGCGGCTTCTTCACTCTCCCCAAAGTTGCGCATTCGAAACTCCAATTTGCTCATCAACCCCTGCCCCACCAGGCGCAAATCCTGTTGAAAACTGGTGTCCTTATCCACAATCACGCTGTCGTCAAACTGAAACGCGACGTCATAGCCACCCGCAGGTGCCAGATTGCCGATCGTTGCCCACACATCCATCGCATACAGTAGATCGACCAGGGCGTTTTCCAGTGCCTTCTGCGCATCCACCACAGTCGCATAGGTGCGCTGCCTGCTGATCTTGATCTCCGTAGCCGTCTTGTCCACAGTGTTGGGATCAGATAGCGTGCCGTAAGCCAACCCCGTGGAATATTCCACCCGCTTGAGGATCGCATCCAAACCACTCAGTATGCTTTGCTCACGCAGGGTCGGTGACCAGCCCTGAAACAGGCTGTTATCCACCGCGCCGGTCTCCAACGCCCGATAAAGCCGTTTGTGCGGTAGCTTTGCGCGCCCTTGAGCATCTTTCCCAAAAGCCAGTTCATCTACAAAGATTGCCGCCTGCCCTGCTTCAAATTCCCACAACAAATTCGACCACTGAGTATCTGCTTCTTTGATCAGTCCCGTCGCCCGGCTGTAACATGACACGCCCAGCGGTGAATCAGCATCAATCGTATTTGCCAGTGGATAACGGAAATACGCATATAGCGGCTGCTCAATCCCCGTAATCAGCGCTTCATCCTCAATCTGCGCCCAGGCGTCGATACTGTCCAGGCTCACCGATTGCCCCAGCGTGTCCTGGTTGGTCGATCGGTATGCCTTGTTGATGATCTGACAGCCCGCATCTGTCATGTTGTGATACTCCAGCCGCGTATACCAGTAATCGCCCTTGCGTCGCTGGTCCACAAATACGATTGCAGTGATCATCCCATCCGCATCAAATGCCACCGGATAAAACTGATCTGCCTGTACAAAGTCGATCGCCAGTTGCTCACCGACGATATACGGCTTGAACACCAGCCCACCTTTTGCGCAGCCAAACTCCACCTGGTGACGCAATTTGTCCATCACCCGCCCGAATTGTTCCTCAAGCCAGGTGGCCCGCGCCCCGCCGGTGAACTCGGCTTCCATCTCGATCGTCGTCAGCCGTGCCAGTTCCGAAGCAATCGCCGCCGGCAAGCCCATACTTTTCACATCTGCGTTCAACCAGGGCGCTTTGTTTTCATACATCCGCGCCCACAGCTCGATCTCCTCTGCCATTTTCGAAGAAAAAGCAACCTCGATATTTAGCGCCTTATCAACCGTTTGTTTTCCTATCATCTTTTTGATCCACTCCCTGACCCAACTCAGTATTTTTCTGAACATTATTTCTTACCCCGCCGCTTCCAAATCCGGTTGGTCGCATAGCGCACAGCGTCGATCGCATGGTTATCAGCATCCGGGAAGGCACTGATATACTCCCCGTCTTTGTTTAGCTCGTGCTCATAGTTCAAAAACTCTTCCGCTGCATATGGGCAACGCTTATTGTCGATCACGATCTTGACCAGCGATTGCAGCCATTTCATCGAATAGCGCACGCTCTCTGGACCCTTTTCAGCACCAATACACGAAAGGCCGTAAGCCCGCAAATCAGCAATGCTTTTAGGTTCGGCGCTGTCTGCGATCACCGTGTCCTCTGGACCAACCCCCATTTCAACCAGGGCTTCATAGAGTTCCGAATTGCTGTGTTTCCAACCACGATACTCATCAAAGATATACAGCGTCATTCTGGCCGCATCATAGTGGCAGCGCACCCACTGCGCTGGATCCGGGTAGTAACCGAAGTCAAGCCCGTCATGAATCCGGTCAAATTGCCCGATCTCTTCATCAGTGATCGCTCTGATCTCCACGTTCTCAAACACCAACCCGCCTGCTGTGGTCGGCAAGCCCAGGTACTCATGTTCATAAGCCGCCGGGTTGATCTCTTTCAAATACTCCGCTTCATCAATGAACGCCTGGCCGAGCCAATCCACCGGCACCGTCCGGTAATCGCTCTCATGCACATACCGGTTGGGCTTGGGTATCTCCAGCATTTTATTAACCCAGTTGGTCTTGCTCCTGGGCGGGTTGAAGCTCATGAAAACGTACGCTTTGTCACCACCACGCAGCGCGGATTGCACGATAGAGCGCACTTCCGAGCCACCCTTGAACTGGTCCAGCTCCTCAAACCACAGAATGTTGATATACCCAAAACGGGGTTTGATCGATTTGATCTTTAGCGGATCGTCGCCACCCCGGAAGTAAATCTTTTGCCCCGTCGGAATATACGTGATTTCAAGCGGCGATGTGATGCACTTGAACTTTTCCGTCAAGCCCAGATAATCGATCGCCCACACAATCTGGCTGTACACCGAATCCCGCAGCGTGTTGCCAACCTTCCTGGCCACCAGCGCGTGCCACTCCGGATTATTGATCAGCAGTTCAATCAGTACCTCTGATGCGAATGAAGATTTGGTGGACCCTCGTCCCCCTTTGAATACATACTCAGTATGTGCGGCTGCTTGAATATCCCGATACACATCAAAAAACGAGCTGGCAATCGCATTAGCGGGCAAATTGAACAGCGTCATCTCCTGGCTGTCCTCTTCGTCGGCCGCCATGTTTACCTGGGTGATCAGTGATTGAAACGGTTTGCCAATGATCCGATCAAGCACTTCTGTTGCTGAAGCCTGCTTTATGCGTTCATTGCGAGATTTCAACCCATCGATCTTCACTTTCGCTGCACTCTCAGCCGCTTCCTGCAATAACAAAGTGGCTCGTAAGCCCGTCTCTGTTTTCAAACGCATTGCCAGTGAATTTAGGTAATCTCGCTCTTCTTGGGGCCAACCATAAAAGGTGGCAGTTGAAAAACCGGCATCATTAATTGCTTTGCCATTACTGGTTGTTTTACAGCGCGAAAATACATACTGAATTTTCAGATCACTATCCAAGCTTTCTATTTCTGCACGTAAATTCTTCGGTTTCACTATATTTTTCTTGTGTTTTTACTCAATTAATGTCTATTTTTCCTACAATTTCCCTATGATTTGCTTTTTATCCAAACACCGCCAACTCCAGGCGTTCAACGCGCTCTTCGAGTGTCAATGGCTCTGGCACCGGCTCATCAACCTTCAACCAGTGCAATAGATCTGCGTAACTTCCCTGAAACCAATTCAAATCAATGCTCTTTGCCTGCACACCGAACTCTGCGCCGCGTCCGTTTGTATCGGCTGAGTATTGCCATATCGCCCAGTCATCCCATACCCTGTCCTCAAACTTCAGTTTTGGATAATTGACAGGCACTTTGGCAATATCATTTGCCCACCAGGAATAGTTGGCAATCCATAACGGATAGGCTTGCATCCAGGACAAATGGCTCGTCTGAAAATAGTTTGTGAACCACTGAGCCGTGTAGATGATCGGCTTTCGTCCTGTTACTCGTTCAACTTCCTTGCACCACTCGCTGGCACGCCAGGCATAGTCGCTAAAACGCCCCGTATCGCGCACCGATGGCTCTTCGAAATCCAGAATGGGCGGGAAGTCAAATTTGTAACGTGTATAACGTTCCAGGTAAAACTGTGCTGCAACCTTCGGATCGACTGAGTATTGCAGCCAGTGGTAACAACCGGTCAACAATTCGCCTAAATCAAAAGCAGCTTTACAGTAGTTGTCGAACTCACTATCCTCAAATTGCAGGCCCGTTGTTCTATTGGCATCCGTTGCCTTGGTGATCCAGAAGCGCGCTCCCGCCTGGTACATCTTTGGAAAATTAATCTTCCCCGACCAGTGAGAGGTATCCACACCCAAAACCCAATTACTGCCCATGTTCGTCCCCATAATCCTGGATGTTGTATTGCTCAATCAAGCGTTCCAGCTCGCGGATCCGTGATGTCAGCTGTACAATTTCGGCTTCGGATTCGGCAATTTTCCGTTTCAGTTCAGCATTTTCTTTTTTTAATTCTGCGATGGTCACATCCCGTCCTTTTACAACTGCTTCGAGATCAGCAATACGCTCATCCAACCGTTTGAATTCCTTGTGCCAGTAGTCCTGAATATCGATGTTAGTGGTGGCTCTGTTCTTTCTCATGGACGCTAACCATTGGATGATCGCCACACCAATACCGCCCGTGAATAGCAGCCCAACAATTTTCAGGATTTCTGTGTAGGTCTCCGGCGTCATGGCTTATCCTCTCTTCCCCCTGGTTGATCATCACTATTTTTCTTCGTGATAAGCCTTATAGATGCCAGTCGCTACCAGTCCAACCGCCAAACCAAAGATCAACCCTTCAAACACAAAATTGAAAGTCCAGGTGATCGCTTCGGCGATGTAGACGTGATAGCCAAAACCCAGGACAAGCCCCAGGCAGATAGCGAATATTTCAACCCCCATGCCCTGCCATCCGAGCTTTTCCTTGACGTACTGGACCAATCCGATCACGACCAGCATCAGTGGGATGCCAGCCACAAGTGCGCCCGTTAAATCTAAAACCATAACAAACCTCCGCAATTTTCTAAAAATTTTTAATAAAAAAACCCGAAGCGCATCTTTTTCAAGACACACTCCGGGCTGGTTGACCAGTCCTCAGAGTCTGAGGTCAACAACTTGTTATCGTGTTGTACTAAAAATTATACCATGTTTTCAAGTCAATCTGCCAGTTCTATGTCGGTTTTATGCTGGTTTAATGCCGGTTCAAGACGGGTTCAATCAGTCTATTACAGTCTATTAATCATCCGATCGACGGGCAACTTTTCGAGAAATTGTCACTTCCCATGTTGTCAATTTTCCAGCAACCAGAGTAAACGTCAGTTGTCCATATCCGGATGCTAACAGATCGTGCAAATCATCTTCCAGTTGCGGTCGCTGCCAGAGCGGGATCTTCCCGATAAAATCATCCAGAGTCATTTGTCCATCTACCCTGGCTGAGTAACGCTTAGGGTACTGCGGGTTTGTAGCCAAGTATGCAACCAAGAATGCAGTCAAATGTTATTGATCTATTTTTTATCAATGAGCGTTATAGCGTCCGCAGCGTGATCGGCAAATCGTGTATCATGGAAACCTCCAGGGCTTTTATCAACTTACCCATATCAACAGGATCGTTTCTCATTCCTCGCTCTTTCCTTGTTTCATTCATATAAATTTACATCCCCCTTGCCATCATCAAAATCGCATCTCTATTTGAGAGCCCGTGAAGTCTCCCAAACAAATTAATCACATCCAGCGGCTTCATCGTACAACCCGCATAACATCCGCAAATCTGCCTTTGCGTGTCCAGCCAAAACGAAGGCGTCTTATCCTCATGAAACGGGCACAATGCCAGCATCCAGCGCCGGTCACTCGACGATGAAACCGCCCCCGGAAAGAAATCCTCAATCCTGAAATAACTTCGGATTTTACTGACCAGATCATGTCCGGGCTCGTCCTGATTTTCAGCAACCTCCCATGGATCACTGACGTACTTCACAGGATTCACAAACCTTGTCGGGACCCGTACATGATCAGATAACTCAGTATCCCTTGTCAGAAGTGCCGCCGGCAAAATCTCCGATAACGCATTCACCTTCTCAATTGGCGCTCCTGGATTGATCGCTCGATACGGCACCCCGCTCGGGTGGATCGATGGCGGGGCCAGCACATAACCGCCCTTCGCCTTGATGTCGATCCCCTCCAGACTGCGGTTGCGCTCGTCATGTGGCAGTCGAATATAAACATGCACGCCCCGTGCGGTTCGTACTTTATAGGTTACCTGGGCAACCTTATCTGCTGGATAGCCCGTTTTGATCGCCCACAACTCCCAATACCGATAGCGGGACAGGGTATCAAAGTCAATTACTGCCAATCCCTTCACGCCGGTTATAATCGCCAGATTGTGATATTGATCCGGGAACCATGCTATAATTTCATCAGGACTTGGCAGCTGGCTCTTATATGGCTCCCATGCTGAGATCGCCGGTCGCTTGTCCCGATATCGAATCGGGATCACCGCCTGGCCACTCAGTATCCATTTACGGGCGGTTTGTGTGATTTCATTCATGTTTTTCTCCTCAAAATGCCAACCTTCCAACCTATACCAACCTTTTCCCTATATTAAGTAAAAAAATAAATTATTTACTCCTTTAATAGGGTTTTAGGTCGGCATAGGTTGGCACTTTTATAATTAATTGAAATTTTTGTTCGTTTACGCATGTTTTTTCAGTGATTTCTTGTTATATTTTGTAAAATTGTATGCCGACCTATGCCAACCTCTATGCCGACCTATGCCAACCTCTATGCCGACCTATGCCAACCTC